GTTATCACGTATAATTGAAGGTAGTTTAAGAAACTAAAACACCTAAATTTGCTGCTTGGACTTTTCCATGGTGTATAAATAAGGCGGAAACAAAGCAAATAATATTTTAGATTTAATCAATGATATTCCGAGACTTACGACGAAACCATTTTAGTACTTTTCTTGACCATGATTGATTAATGAAATATTAGAATTTAAGTAATTTCGGGTTAGGAACCTGCTGGTAACCATTTTAACTGAATTATAGTAAGTTCCCAATATAAGAGTGAAATCTTTGAGGGCCGAAATGGCAATATCAGTAGACCTGAGCGTTTAATGTTTGACAAACAGTTTACATGAGCGTCTTCCAATTGGAATTTGATTTTAAATTTCTTAGTGCTAATAGTTAATGCATTTAAGCATGTCATAGGAAAGTTAGACAAGTATTATGTCTTGTGACCTCTGCATTGCATAGAAACTTTATATTTGCATTCGGTGATGCAAATATTATAGCCGAAGTTAACCTTAAGAAATTTAGGCCTGTGTCGGAGCAGTTGTAAACCACGCGGACGATATAAAATGAACACTTGCAATAAAATTATTTCAACCCCAGCGACTCTACTAAGACAAAGTGCGAGAACTTTGATGGAATGTTGGAGTGTGCGATATGCACTTTCATCAGGTTCAAGGTTTGATACAGAAGGAGAAGTTTTAGGATTGAGGAGAATGATGGTGAAAACGCACAAGAACTTGCACCCATACACTATAAGAAATATTTATAGACCAAATCAGAATCAAATAGCGTATGGATCACGTCATTTTTATTTGCACATAGTGGATTCTTTCTCAGAGCATGATTTATTATGCTCAGAATTGGAAAATACTATAGACGCTATAAAGATGGCGGAATTTGAAAAAGTTTGGTTTAAATTGGTAAGCAAAATAGGGATAGAAAATAATGAACCAATTTGTTTAGAAATAAGTGAACATTGGTATGAATATCTTCTTCAACAAAATATTATCCATAAGCTTTTAGTATGTAAGAACTGTTTAGAAGTCAAGCAACTCCTTTTACTTTTAGCAGGTGATGTTGAAACTAATCCTGGACCTCAAGATGTAGAGTATAAACAGCTATGTAAACAAACTTTTAAGAAAAATAAGTTAAGTAAATGTATTCAAGAACGTAAAGAATATCACGCATCCCTGCGTAAAATTAAAGATGTCAAGAATGATGACTTTTCTTATATAGTTAATAAGGTTCAAGCTGAAATGCAGATAGGTGGCTTATTAGGCAGTATTGCTTCGGTCGGGTCACAATTATATTTGGGAGGCAAGTCAATTCAAACTATGAATAAAATTAACAAAGTAGCAGATACACTAACTGGCGAAATAGTTTCAACATTGCGACAGTTTAGAAACACTTTTAGTAAGATGGAACAATTTATTTTTAAGGGTTTAAATATAATAGACTTGGTAGGTGATCTGATGATGGCTTTGCTTCAAATATCTTTTTCTAAACCAGGATATAAATTGGCATCATTAGGTATAGAATTATTTAGATTGATGACAAAATATGGAATATCAGGCCAGTTATTGGATAATGCAAGAAATTTAGTGTACCCATATTTTAGTGTAGAAAGAGTTGAAGGAGAAATGCAAATGGGGGGAGAAGAACTAGTCAAAATGGCTGGTGAGATTTCTCCTAACCATTTAGTTGTTTTTATGATTTCCATTCTTTCTGCAATATTTATGAGTGCACTCCCTAAAACAACACAGTTGGAAGCCACAATTAAACGTGTGGGTGATATCTGTCGTTCTAGTAAGAGTATGGTAGATTTTAATTCAACAATACACAATACAATCTCTGCAGTTCTAGATGATTTCAAGCTAAATTATTTAGATATAAGACCAAAACAAGAAATTGAAGATTTTATCAGTGGTATTGATCGTTGGTTTGATCATACGCGAGCTCTCATCACGCGTTGTGATGAATGGAAAAAGAGTGATCAAATTTTGAAGGATCCAGCGACAATTATTGAGGTTGAAAATTTATATAAGCAAGGCTTGGAATTTTCCCGAGAAATTAGTGATAAGAAATTACATAGAGAATTACAACTACCTTTCCAAACCCATATGAGATTGTTGAGTGATTTGATGAAGATGGTGGACACTTCTGGTGCATTCGGCACTAGACCCCGCACACAACCAGTGGTGATCTGGTTGTTTGGGGAGTCTGGTGTTGGCAAATCAGGAATGTCGTGGCCCCTAGCAGTAGATTTAAATAATATGTTTGTAGCTAATAAAACGGAAGCAAGGGAATTCAGTAAGAACATATATATGCGTAATGTGGAGCAGGAGTTTTGGGACAACTATCAAGGGCAAAACGTCGTAATCTATGATGATTTTGGTCAACGAGTAGATTCAACAGGTAATCCTAATGAGGAGTTTATGGAATTGATAAGAACAGCCAATATAGCCCCATATCCCCTCCATATGGCTCATTTAGAGGATAAAAGAAAGACTCGTTTTACGTCTAAAGTATTAATACTAACGTCAAACGTGTTGGAGCAATCGGTAAATTCACTCACTTTTCCTGATGCTTTCCGCCGGCGAATAGATTTATGTGCCAGAGTTACGAATAAGGAACATTACACCAAACAGGGTTTTTCTGCTTCAACAGGTAAGACTGTACTAAGACTTGATAAAGAGAAGGTGCGTAAGGAGACTGGTTCGATTATCTCAACTTCAGTGTATGAAATTGAACTGGTTGACCCAGAATCCAAATGTTCCATAGAGACTGGCTTGTCTTATGAAGAATTCTTGGAACGAGCAGTAGAGAAGGCACGAGATGCATTCGATTCGTCAAAACAAATGAATGAGTTTTTGGAGAACTATGCTGAGACACGCTTTAAAAATCTTGAAGAGGTTCACACAGTAAGTGCAGAAATGCAAATGGAGCTGCCAGAGAATACGACATGCTTTGAGTACGATTTTCTTAATGGTAAAACAAGTGAGGAAATTTATGAATTGTGTGATTATTTACGGATAGTTAAAGCAGACAACCCAACAAAACCTATAACACGCAACGATCTTTTATTTGAATTATTTAACATATTTTTAGAATTAGAAGATATGGAAGATAAATTAAAAGAATTTGATGATTGGAAATTACAATACTTATATGACAATTATTTATTAAGGGAGACCAAAATAGAAAAACGCCTAAAGAAAGCCAAAGAATATGGTATGCACCAGGTCTTAAGTTGGGCCGATAAGTGTAAAGCTTATTGTACTGAACACCCATTTATTGTAGCTAGCACCATAATAGGAACAATATCAACCATGTTCCTGGCGTGCAAATTTTGGTCTAAAATAGTAGGTAAGCCTCGTGAAGTAAAACAGATGTCAGAAATTAAGGTTAACGATAATGTAAAAATTTTAGCACATAACGGCGAATCGGCGCGTGATTTAACATCCTTTTCTCAATCCCAATTAGCAGAACTATTGCCCCAAATAGCAGGTGATTTTATGTTGGGAACAACTACAGCATTAATCCTGCGACAACCCTACCCTTTAGTTTTAGGTTTTCTTGCCGGTCTGCAAAAACCCCTAACAGTCTATGTTACGAATAAACTTTTCAATTACCATGGCAATACAGTTGAAATGATTCCAGTAGTAGAAAGTAAAACACAATTAGTTCAAGTTGAAGCTAAGGCCTCAAGTGATCCAACTACATTTAAAAATAGAACACTGGTTTTGGAAGCACAAACATCAGGTGACCCCACCACGATGAAACCAAAAGTAGTGGTTTTAGAAGCAAACCCATCAGGAGATCAAGTAACAATGAAACCACCGAAGGTATATCTTGAGAGCGCAGAAATGGTTCCAGCTGATATGCAAATGTGGAAGGATCAGACAGCACAAAACTTAATTACGAATAGGATTTTTAGCAATTTATATAAAATAAGTAAAGTTAAGAAAGGAGGAGTGGATCCGTTGCTTCATGGTATCTTCATCAGAAATAATATTATGTTGGTACCGGGTCACTTGTGTGGTTTTTTGAATGAGACAGATGAAATTGAATTGAGAAATTCTTTTGATGTTTCATTTAGACTACCATGGTCTAAAGTAAGAAAAATGCCTGTTTTAGATTTTCAAGGAGAAGCTAAGGAAGCTGCATTACTTATGATGCCAAGTTATGTATCGGCTCATTCCGACATAGTCAAGCATTTTAGTGATGGAGCTTCGATGGCACGTTATAGGCGTGCAGACACGTGTCTGCCACTATTGCGCTATAGTGAGAAATTTCAGAAACTTCTCATGTATATCCTTGGGACTCAAGAAGCGAAAGCTAAAGACCGTCCTCTTATCATAAGTGATGCCCAAAAAGGAGAATTTATGGTTAGAGAGGGGTTAGAGTATAAAGCACCAACAACAGCAGGAGATTGCGGAGCACCTGTAATTATTAACGAAACACAAGTTTTGAGGAAAATTGCAGGAATTCATGTAGCAGGAGCTAAAGATGGAACAGCATACGCCGAATCAATAACACAGAAAGATCTAGAGAGAAGTTTAGCTAAGATTGATGCTTCTATGCAAATTCAAGTAGATTACGATAAGATATTGGTTATCCCCACTAACAAAGAAGTCCCGCTAAATCAAGAGTTTAGTGTAGAGCTATTGGATTTCTGTGATCTACCAGGGCCAAAATTCCTACCTCTTGGAAAAGTAGCTGAAAGAATTTTTGAGCCTGGGAAAACCGAAATTCGTCCATCTTTAATATATGGTAAGATCAGCAGTGTTTTGACGAAGCCTGCGAAACTCAGGGATGAGTTTACGGATGAGGGAGAAAGGATTCGGATAAAACATCGTAACTTGGCAAAGTGCGCAATGGACACCCCATACATTAATGACACTCTCATTGAACGTGCATTTCAACAAGTGAAGACTAAATGGTTGTCAAACAGAGACAAGAAATTGGCGAGAGTGTTGACTTGGGAGGAATGTGTAAAGGGATCATCAGACTCAGAGTATTTAGGGCCAATAAACCGTCAGAGCTCGCCAGGTTTTCCATGGATATGTTTGCGTAAAAATGGAAAGCCGGGAAAGACTGGATGGTTCGGTGATAGTGAATACATACTTTCACCAGAGGTTGAACGAGCTGTAGATTATCGAGTAGACGAAGCACGACAAGGCAAGAGGATACCAACAGTATGGATTGACACACTTAAGGATGAGAGGAGACCAATGGCTAAGGTGGACGCATTTAAGACGAGAGTATTTTCAAATGGGCCAATGGATTATACCATGGCCTTTAGGAAATATTTTCTGGGCTTTATCGCACATCTAATGGAGAACCGGATTGAGAACGAAGTGAGTATAGGCACCAACGTATACTCGCAGGATTGGAGGAAAACAGCACGAAAGTTGAAAAGATGTGGTGACAAAGTAATAGCAGGCGATTTTTCGACTTTTGATGGGACTTTAAATTCATGCTTAATGTCACGTTTCGTGGATTTGGCGAACGAGTTCTATGATGATGGACCTGAGAATGCCACTATTAGGAAGGTTTTATTCCAAGACATTTATAATAGTGTGCATTTGTGTGACGGTTCATTGTATATGATGACTCATAGCCAACCTTCAGGTAACCCAGCAACGACCCCATTGAATTGCTTTATCAATTCCATGAGTTTGCGGATATGTTTTGAGATTTGTGCAGTGGAGGCTAGGAGTGAATTACGTATGAGAGATTTTGAAAAGCATGTCAGTATCGTTTCTTATGGAGATGATAATGTTATTAATTTCTCAGATTACGTGGCACCTTGGTTTAATATGCGCACTTTGACTACAGCTTTTTCGCAACTAGGGATGATTTATACTGACGAGACCAAATCTGAAACTCACAATACACCACTTTGGCGCAGGTTGGAAGATGTGGCGTATTTAAAAAGAAATTTCAGGTTTGATGAATCGAAGGGTGTATGGGAGGCCCCGTTGAGCATGGACACTATACTAGAAATGCCTAATTGGTGTCGAGGCGAACTCGATATAGAAGAAGGCACGAAAGTTAATTGTGAAAATGCAATAATGGAGCTATCTATGCATTCGAAAACGGAATTCGATAAATGGACAAGGATGATATCTAGAGCATTTTATAATGCTACCGGGAATCAACTTAACATAGATACGTATGAAGGATACTTTCAAAGGAGGTATCTTGATTACTATCTGTAAATATTTTCCTTCTGGTTACCTAAGAGTTGGGAAATTGCCAATTAACCAAACTCTGAAGGCTTTTGGAAAATATAGAGGGTCCTATTTAGGATGAGGTCCTCGGACAGCAGTCCTGTCAAAACCTCAATTGGCTAGGAGCAGCATTATTCGGGTTGATAGTGCACCATGGTTAATACTATGGGTTCCGAAACACCAAACCTGCCGATATCGAAAGTCAAGCAATTGGTGCGTCACAAGCGAGCGCATCGCCAGGGAATTATACCTCTCTGGCAGAATCAACAGGAGAGAATAGTGAAAAGAAGGTTGAAATTACCCTTTTCCACGATGTTGAGCAGCCTGAAATCGCTACTGTACCTGTTTCTCAGACTGGTTCTAACGCTCAGCATATGGATCCTACATTCAATATCATCAACTTTTTACAAAGACCTGTGGAATTGGATCGATTCGAACTTGCCCCAGCTAGTTCATCGGCTGATGAAGGAACCCTTAAAACGGTAATCTTTATTGAGACGGGCGATCAACAGCCAGTGGTGAGGTCCTATTCTTTCCCCTCAGATCTAATTAAGAAAGGTAATAAAATACAGAAATTATTAAACCACCAATATTTTAGAGCAGATATTCACGTTAAAGTGGTTCTTAATACTAATGCATTTGTGGCTGGTAGACTTTATTTAACTTATTCTCCATATGAAGATCAAATAAAACCCGAAAGGTCACAACTCCGGGCCTCACGTTCCGGAGTTACGGCATATCCAGGAATTGAAATAGATGTACAGACAGGCTCATCTTACGAGATGATAATACCATATGCTTCTTATAAGGAAGCATATGTGCTCACAACAGAACCATTTGATTATGTTAAGATGCATTTGTTTAAGATTACCCCAATTTTAGGAAATACAGCTGGTCAGGGAACAGTAGACATGTCTATTTTTGCCTGGTTTGAGAATATAATAGTAAATATACCTACATATAAGAATTTATTTTTAAGTCAGAACAGTTCTCAGAAAGTCGGGGAATTATCCAAGGTGGATAAGGAGCGCTTAGCTTTAGCACGTAAAATAGAACAACTTAAAAGAGTAGATAGGAAAATGTATGATCAGATTTTCCAAAGAGTAAGTGCTACTATGCAAGTCCAGGCTGAAGCGAAAGAATCGGGACCAGTTCAATCCATAGCATCCACTGTTGGTACAGTGGCAGATGTGGTTTCAATGGTTCCGATACCCATAGTATCAGAAATCGCAACAGGTGTGAGTTGGATTTCGGATATAGTAGGTGGAATTGCTTCAATTTTTGGTTGGAGCCGACCAAATTCATACGCTCAAGTAACACCATTGCAGAATACACCCGGCAAGTTTTACACGCACGTGGAAGCTTGTGATCAATCTGTAGCGCTAGCACTAACTAGTAAGAATGAGTTGTCCAGGCCAGAAGACGTGTTTCCAAGTGGAGTGGATGAGATGGACTTGGGTTATGTGTGCGCAAATCCTGCCGTTAAGGCTGTATTTTCGTGGACGACCCAGGTGGGTAGCATTAACAGGAAACCATTGTACCTACTTCCAGTGGGAATAGGACCTTTTTCAGGACAAGCAACAACAACAACGGTGACCTGTTTATCATTGCCAACTAATTTCAATGGCAATGAATGTTACTACGTAGACGATGGAACATTTGGAAATGACGGGTTGTTGGATTATAATGCTTTTACAAGAGCATGTGGCTCAACAAGTCCATATCCAGCAGTCACAGGTATAACAGCTCAAGCAAGCGGGACCCTTTCAAACATAGTTTTAGATACAGCTCCGTGTGAATTTGTCTCACAGTTATTCACATATTGGAGAGCTACCATATGCTTTAAAATCTCTATAGTTAAGACAGCTTTCCATACAGGTCGTGTTGAGATTTTCTTTGAACCAGGAATGTATGAAACGTTTTCAGATGCTATATTTAGTCCTAATTTAGATGCTTATACAGATGTGGATACTACAAATAATTATAAGTATATTTTAGATTTAACTAAGGAATCAGAAATCACAATTAGGCTCCCTTTTGTTTCAGAAAATTTGTTTAAACGTACACAAGGTATAAATGCAGGTAGTAGTAATAGTTCATACCAACAAGTGGCTGATTCCATCATCGGATCGATAATTATAAGACCCCTAACAAACCTTATGTGCCCCGAGACAGTTTCACAGAGTGTGCAGTTTGTCGTGTGGAAATGGGCAGAGGATGTTGTTCTCACAAACCCTATTCCCTCAACTGACGAAGACCTGATTATTTATAAGACACAAGCAGGAGACCCTACTCAGTGTATTCCAGTATCAATGCGAACCATTTCGGAATCTACTCTGCGTAACTTAACATATTCGGCTACAAAAGTCAAAGCAAGCATGCAAATCAACCTCGGAAATTTGGCAAGTGGTAATGTGTTTACATTCTTTGAAACTACACAAGTTGAAAAGAACAACATGAACGCTTGCGCAATGGCTTCTGGGGAACGCATTGTTTCTCTACGACCCCTGACTAGAGCATTCCGAAAGACATCAACAATAGGTAACGACACGTATTTAATTTCAGTGCAGGATAGTTTTAGTTCTAGTTCTACAGATTATATAGACTATTTATCATATATGTATCGGTTTTTCCGAGGTGGTATGCGTTATAAGATAGAGGGTATGGGTGGTGATAGGATGACATCAGGGTTGGTTCAGAACGATGTGTCCAATTCGGATGTCCCTAATGTGCCAGAGGCAATTTCTGTGACATCTCCTTCTCACATTACTTATCCCAATCTAAACCCATTTCACGAAATATCATTGCCATTCTATAGTCAGTACCGGAAGTTACCCATTTCGATACAGGATGATCTAATGAGAATCTTTGTCGAGGTGGATAATAGAGGTTCTAGTACATATAATGTGCTGAGAGCAGGAAATGATGATTTTACCTTTGGTTGGCTTATGGGTACACCTCAGTTGATAACAGCTGGAGCAGGAATAACGTGGACTTCTTTTAAGAAAACGGCTGATTTGTCAGGCACTACGTGGTTTGTCAATGTGCCGGGACCGGATGGGAAGCCATGTTATGGTTCTGCAAGTAATATCGTATCAGACTTAGCATTAAGATCTAGTGTAGATGAACAATATCAAAAGATGATACAAGAAAGGCGTAAGTTGCAGAATAAGAATTTGCGTCGGTCCCTGCGATCAATAGATGGTGAGGACGAAGTGGACGAGAGTTAATCCCTGGAGTTCACTATAAATTTTGAATTATATTTTCTTTAGTTTATGTAATTCAGTCCAGTCGTCCTAAGACGAGCTAGTAACCGTGAGGCTAGTGTAATTTTTTCATGCAGTATGCGCTGGATAATTTAAATTTAAA